ATTTGCATTTTTGTATATTTCATTTTTGTATATTGCATTTTTGTATATTGCATTTTTGTATATTTATAACAATTGAGTTTAATTACATTTTTTATTATAGTGTTTTATGACAAATGTTTAGTTTATGTATTCCAACGATGGATCGTTATGATAATTTTTTATCAAAATATTTACCAATGTATTTGAAAAATGAACTTATTTCTGAAATTATCATTGGAGATGAAAATGGAGCTGATGTGGCGAAAATAATTAGGCATTATCCAGAAAATGCAAAGCTAAAATTGTTTAAAAATGAAAAACGGCTTGGTCCCTTTTTAAATAAAATAAGTGTATGTAAAAAAGCGGAAAAAGAATGGATTGTATTGATGGATTCAGATAACTTTGCAGACGAGGACTATTTTCAAATAGCTAAAACTTATTTGGAACAACATATTTCGGATACTGAAAAAAATATTATTTTGGCACCCGTTTGGGCTAAACCAAATTTTAATTATTCGCATTTATCTGGTATGATTTTAAAAAAAGGCCATTTTAAAGAATGTAACAATACTGAAACATTTATAAATACGGGAAATTACGTTTTAAATAAATATTTAATTGATCATTTGAATCTCGATGCAGAAATGCATCATATTCATTTTTCATCGGCTTGTGATGTAATTTATTTGAATACTTTATTATTTGAACAATTAAATTTGAATATGCACGTTGTTCCTAATTTGACATATTCTCATGTTGTTCACGATGGAAGCATCTATACACAGACCTGCAATCAGTTTCGCCAATTTAATGAATATGTTCACCAACGCTATAAAAATTTATTGTAAAAAATGATTTAAATAACTTGCGGGGATGTATTATAAAATGCTGATCACTTTAAATGAGCTAGGTCAACAATTCAAGTTGAAAATAACAGGTATTCTCCATATTGGCGCACACGAATGCGAAGAGCTGAAAGATTATAATCAACTCGGTATTCCAACAAATAAAACCTATTGGGTAGAAGCTATGCCGAATAAAGTGGCCTTGTGTCAGGAACGTTATGGTGGAGAACTACATATTTACCAAGCAGTTATTGATGAACAAGATGGGCAAAATATCACATTTAATGTCACCAATAATGGGCAAAGTTCGTCCATTTTAGAGTTTGGAACACACGCGATTAATCATCCTTACGTTAGTGTAGTAGATAAAATAGAAATGACTACAACCCGTATGGATACGTTAATTGAGCGAGAGAACATTCCTATTTCGACATTGAATTTTATAAATTTAGATATTCAGGGTGTCGAATTGCGTGCATTGAAAAGTATGGAGAAATATTTACAATATGCGCAATATATTTATACCGAGGTGAATACAGAAGAAGTATACAAAGGTTGTAATTTGATTGGCGAGATTGATACATATCTGACTGGATTTGGATTTACGCGTGTAGCTCAAAAAATTTATGCTGATTGTGGGTGGGGTGATGCTTTTTATATGAAAAAATAAATATTATATTTTTATATTTTTTCATAATGGGGTCTATTTCATATGGGGTCTATTTCATATGGGGTCTATTTCATATGGGGTCTATTTCATATGGGGTCCATTTCATATGGGGTCTATTTCATATGGGGTCCATTTCATATGGGGTCTATTTCATATGGGGTCTATTTCATATGTTAATTTTCCGCCAATGCGGTGGGAATAAATCTCTCATATTTTTATGGCCGATGGCTGGACCAAACCACGTTGCGGGGTAATACACAAGGGGGGAATCCCCCCACGCCCCCTCTTGTTTTTGGTCGGGGGTTGTAGGGTTTGCTATGCTAAGGGTCTGCCACCCCAAGTAAGCCCCCCACCAACTAAATGTGCTATTCGCTATAATATGGTGCTTGCAGAGTGACATCACGATCACTTGCTCCCAATCTGCGAGGGTGTGGTCAATACATTGAAATGTGAATTTATCACGGAACTCTGCTTGTAGTGGCTTGATGAACTGGGTCTCGACAAAATGCTGATCATTTTGCTCGCAAAAATAGAGTATGTGATGCTGCTCTGCTTGCTGCTCTGCTTGTGCTTGCTGCTCTGCTTGTGCTTGCTGCTCTGCTTGTGCTTGCTGCTCTGCTTGTGCTTGCGCTTCTGCTTGTGCTTGCTGCTCTGCTTGTGCTTGCGCTTGCTCCAACGTTTCACAAAGGGCCGGACTTTTATATTCTGTGTCCCGTAAGAATTGGTTCAAGGCTTCTTTATAATACGCGAGGGTCATTAACGGATGATGATTCGGTAAGGTGACATAATCTCCCACCCGAAAATGTAGAGCAATTGTGTGTGTGTAATTGTAGGCTGTTTTGGCTTTGAGAATGGCTTGTGTTTCGTTGAGTTTGATCAGCTTATAGATAGCGGCCTGCTGTTCTTGGAAATATTTATACGACTGAAAATAGCCAAAGAGTTTGACGTGAGCTTGATCATAGAATGGAATTGGTTGGTGATGGAAACCTTGTTCGTGTAAGAGGGACGGTGGCTGTGGAAGTGTAGGTTGAGGTGGTGGCTTGACAAAAGGTTTGAGCGATTGGAGTAGCTGGGTCTGCCAATACGTCTGTTTGCGCTGGCCGTGCTGAATGGGTTCCGGTGAGAAATAAATAGGGGCTTTGTATTTGAGTGCATAGGCCAAGAGGGCAAAAATTTGGAATAACTGGTTACCCAAGCCACCCATTAGTTCGATCGTCGTAAATTGCATTTGTTTTATATGTTCTATAATATGTATAATCTTTTATATGTTTTATATATTTAAAAACTTGAGATTTTAATATATAAAATGAAGGTCGTCACGGCTGTTGTCAATAATCCCGCGTTTATTGAAATTCAATATCATACCTTACAAAAGTATTTGAAAGGGGTCGAGTCATATGAATTTATTGTCTTTAATGATGCCAAAGCTTTTCCCGATTTTACGAACGATGGCGACTTGACACTACGTGCGAAAATTAGTGAAACCTGTAAGACATTGGGTATTCAATGTATTGATATTCCGAATGACCAACACCAGAGACAACTAAAATCTGCCATTCGCTGTGCGGATTCGATGAATTTTATTTTGCAATACCAGCTAGCAAACCCCGACCAATATTTATTACTCGATAGTGATATGTTTCTCATTGCGGAATTGGATATGGCGAAATATTCAGGATATGAATGTGCGGTTGTTTTACAGTCTCGGAATGATTACAGTTTGAATTATATCTGGAATGGTATTTATTATTTCGATATACCGAAAATGAAAAATCTAGCATTGATGAATTGGAATGAAGGTTGTGGTGGTGATGTTGGGGCGATGATGGCTGGATGGTTGCGGATGCAAATGGCTGGGGCTAGTATGCCATCGACGGATGATTTACGCTGGAAAAAGGACCAGACATTTCATACTTCAACTGTGTATTTTATGCCGCATTTATGGAGTTGTACGTGGGATTTAGCGGAATTACCTATTGCTCTGAAAGCGAACGAGGCTTTAGTGACTTTTTTGCACGAGGATCCGCGAAATGTGAAGGGGAAGTTTTTCTGTGAGATTTATGATAGTATCTTTTTGCATTATCGCGCGGGTGGCAATTGGAATGAAGAGGGAATGGCAGTACATAATGCGTTAACTGCAAAACTGAAACAGGCTTTGCTTGGCTAATGCTACGCTTGGGCTTATGCTTGGACTTATGCTTATGCTTATGCTTATGCTTGGGCTTATGCTTATGCTTATGCTTATGCTAAATTAGGTCCAAACCCACGCTTCTTCAACATTTTTTTGGCCTTGGCTGCGATACTGTTATACTGTTTCTTGGTATGGCGATGTGTTGAGTTGCTACTACTACTACGTATGCGTTTGCTTCTATGCATTTTCTTGCTGCTGCTTCGCTTGGACCCATATTCCCTAGCCCGCACATACGCTGCATAGATACCTTTGATATTGATTTTACACGTGCCTTTCGCACAAATGGGAAAACAGCTTTCATTGGTGGGACCTAAAAAACATTTACTACCACAGTCTTTTTTCATACCCTTGCGTTCACGTCTGGTGGGGGACATTTTTGCCCAGCCTTTACTAGTGAGTTTTTTGGTTTTACTTTTTATATGCATAATATTATACATTAATATAATATTATATATGAATCGTATATATATTCATCGACTATATGAATCGTATATCAACGTTCGATACTATTATTTATCAAGTTGGTAATGAAGATCAGGCGGATGCACAAAGCTTAGCATTTACTGATATTGAGATGGGTGATGATAATATAGTTGTTGATGGTGATGGTGATGGTGATGGTGATGGTGATGGTGATGGTGATGGTGATGGCCATATACTTGATGACCAATTAATCGGTAGTGAACCCAGTGACTCAGATAATGATCGGTCTATAGGTGAAGGGGATAATCATAATGAAAAAACCGAAGGTTGTGAAGGGGGTGGTGTTACCTATAATAAACTTTCCTATAGTGATGTGCGTGATTATATTAATAAATCATATGAACAAGATATTGTGCACCGCTATTCCGCTGCCTTGGATATTTTAGCCAGTTATGTGAAGGGCCAGAAAACCATTTATATGGAAACACGTACTTATACAGTCATTATGTTAAATTTGCTTATGTTTCCGGCCTTGTTTATTTCGGGTTTGATTACGGTGGTGCAAGGCACACTCGGCGTCTATATCTTGGCCTCACTTTCGGCCCTTGTCACCTTTCTTTTAGCCATCATTAACTATTGTAAACTCGAGGGTGCCGCAGAAGCACATAAAACATCCTCCTATCAATATGATAAATTACAATCCTTTATTGAATTTCAATCAGGCCAAGTTCTACTTTTTAGTGAGCCTATCTTAAACAACGAGACGATGCTACGTCATTGCGAAAAAGAAAAGAAAAATATAAAAGCCATTATGCGCGATGGTATAGCCCAAAATGAAGAGGAGAATAAGATGATGAATGCTGTTTATCAAAATCGCTTACAAGCCGAGAATGAACTGATTACGAATATGCGGGAACATATGCGGCGGATTGAGTCAGATATTTCGGATATTAAAGAAACGAACCAATTTATTGTGCCCCAGAAAATTCGCTATAACTATCCTTTACTCTATAATACAAATGTCTTTTCAATTATTAAAAAGATTGATGATTATAAGGCCAAAACCTTGACCGACTTGAAGAATATCAAAAATGAATTACGGTATATTAATGCCTATTTGAAAAAATATACAGTAGCAAATAAGCAAATAGATATTTTGCAAAAATATAAGAAAAGGTCTAATGCCCTGTTTACAAAGAAAAAAAACACCATCAATACCATTTTATTTTTGAATACCGCTTTTTCGATGATTGATACGATGTTTCAACAGGAAATATTAAACGCTAAATTGCGTAGTGATCATTGGATACGATTTTTTTTTTATGATTTATTACGATGTTGTTGTGTAGACAAGATGAAAGTTTTATTGCCACCCAAATACATTGAGCCAGAAATCTCAGGTGGGGATATTTTTTCAGATATTATGGGGTTTGGTAATGCTACAAATTTAAATGCAAGCAAGGTTTAGTTTATTTTTTAATTTTTATTTTTTAATTTTATAGACAATTTTTATTTTTTGGGGCATAGGCTTGGCTTTAACACAGGCCAAACGAGTAATGAATTCTTGCTTCTTTATATGTAGTTTGGTGGAGTACATATCCATCGTAAGGGGGTGCCCCCCTTGGACCCCCATTGAGGGTTGGGCGGACGCACTGGTTGTGCTTACGAATTCACCCGTAATGGGGGGAGCTGGGGGGTGGCCCCCCAATAGGTACCGGAAGACTTGCACTTCTTTTTGCTGGCCTATCCGCCAGCATCGTGCAATCGCCTGCTGCTCGACCGCTGGATTAAAGTGTGGGCTAGGAAAGTAGACCTCACTATAATGGTCTTGGAGATTGAGACCTTCGCGGCACATTTTGATCTGGGCCAACAAGATATCGACCGGACGTCCTAAGACTTCGGCACGCTGGCTATTCTTCACACGACCATCGAATTTGGCGATCCGGAGGGCTGGGTCGGCCATTAGCAAACACTCTGCTATAATATCGATCTCCTTGTAGTAATGGCAAAACACGATTTTACCAGAGCCATTGTCTTTACGATCGAGTAAGGTTTGTAGGACTGCTTCGATCTTACTATGGGGGTGCCCCCCAGACCCCCCCTGCGGACGCACTGGGTCACTAACTGGCGAATGCATCCGCCCATCCTCCTCAAATGGGGGTTGTAGGGGGGCACCCCCTTGGGGTTGTAGGGGGCTGCTTTGCTTGCCCCCTTGGGGTTGTAGGGGGCCGCCCCCTAGCACACAGACTTTCTGCGCCCGTGATAAATATCGCATCCGCAAAGCACTCAGGTTTTCGCATTCTGCTAGAATCTGTGCAGCCAATTGTTTTAGTGGCACATTGCAAAACGGTAAGAGCGAATGTATATGCCACGCATATTCCTCCTCGGAGACACTATTCCACTCCACATTGATAATGTGTTCTTTGAGTGCTGGCAAAGTAAGTCCCGCGGCCGCCTTCGTCCGTAGAAAGACCCATTGCTTGGCGGTTTCGATGTAATTGTCACCCGCATCATAATAGACTTTGTTGCTGGGTAAACCAAAGAGACTATACAAGTTATAGAGTTCCTTTTCGGTGTTTTGAATAGGTGTGCCTGTCACGAGCCAATAGATCTCGGTTTTAAGACACTGTGCTCCTTTAAACTCGTTTGTCTTCTTGTGGCTCACGTGATGCGCTTCATCACATATAATACGATTCCACTCAATCTCGTGTAGCAACGATTTCTTACGCCCTTTCACCATTTGCTTTATAGATGGCATTGAAATTTGGCCATAGGTAGTCACAATAATGCGGCTAGCGGCTTTGATTTCTTCCAGTGACATCTTCATCGCTTTAGGACGTGAACCGTGATAGACAAGTGGTTTACATCCGCAAAATTTGATGATGCTTTTTTCCCATTGGTCGAGTAAGGACCGCGGTAAGACAATAAGGGTATGCTGCTTGATATTGCATTTCACCACGCCTAGCATAATGATTGTTTTACCGAGGCCCATTTCGAGGGCCAAAATACCACCGCGTGTTTGCCGCAGTACTAACGTTTGTTGAACTACTAACGTTTGTGCTTGCTGCTGCGCTTGCTGCTGCGCTTGCTGCTCCTTTTCAATACACCATTTGAAACATTCCATTTGAAATGGTTTACTCTCTAACTTATTACGTTTCAAGAAGTTTTGAAACTTTACTGCTTCCATTTTGCATTATTGTTCGTTTGTGTCTCTCTTCGTTTGTGTCTCTCTTCGTTTGTGTCTCTCTTCGTTTGTGTCTCTCTTCGTTGGGGGGTTGCTTTATACTTTTTATAGAAAAAGTATTCAATTTTTTTTAAAAATTAAAAAATCGTTTATTTAGTCGGCATCGGCCCAAGAACTGTAAGAAGTGGGTACGTATTTGTTTACTGTTGGCTTCTGCTCCTGCTCTGCTACTACTACTACTGACGTTTGCTCCTGCTCTTCTTCCGATTCAGGTGCTTGTTCCTCTTGTTCTTCCGATTCAGATGCTTGCTCCTGCTCCGCTTGGTCCTGCTCCGCTTGGTCCTGCTCCGCTTGGTCCTGCTCCGCTACTACTGACGTTTGCGCTTGGTCCTGCTCTTCTTCCGATTCAGGTGCTTGGTCCGCTTGCTCTTGCTCTTCTTCCGTTTCGGGTGATGGTGCTCTTTCATTGCAAGACCGCATTACAACATTTGCCCAGCTATTCTTTGCTGAGCTATTCTTTGCCCAGCAATTTTGTTTGGTTGCTATGGGCCGGACGATCTTCTTTTCTTCAGTTGAATCCATTTTATTTCCAAATGAATTCAAACAAGGTGGTGGCGGCGGCGATTCACACAATCGGGCAGCACGCTTTTGCAGCGCTTGCACTTGCACAGCTTGCTTTTGCACAGCTTGCTTTTGCACAGCTTGCTTAGATTGCACTTGCTCAGCTTGCTTTTGCACAGCTTGCTTAGATTGCACTTGCTTAGATTGCACTTGCTCAGCTTGCTTTTGCTTATTATACTTACCTTTCAGGTCCGGACAATGCGATGGCGTATGACCCTGTTTTTTACAATACTTACACATTTGGTTCAATAGTGTAGGGCAGATGACATCGCCTCCACTATTTCGCACGTTATGCGACGAATACTTGGTGAAGGATTTGCCAGAATCAAAGCACACTTTGCAAAACTGGTTGCTGGATCCTTTCTTTTGTTGTTGGCTCGACATTTTCGTTTGTTTCGTTTCGTTTCGTTTCGTTTGGGTTTACAATTGTGTTAAAACCAAAAAAGTATTTCAATTTTTTGCAAAAATGAAAAAAATTGAAAGTTTGGAATTTTACATTACATTTTTTGTATGATAATAGTTCAAATGCATTTTCAAATATTCGCTAATGATGTTTAGATTATAGTTGTTAAAGGTATTTTTATAGGCAACTTCATTTAAAGGCACCGTGATTTCGAGTTCATTGGTTTTAGGTAATAGATTTATAATAAATTCATCTGTCCTGTACTTATAACAAATTGTATTTTCTTTTTTCTGCAAATGCCATTGGCTAGTTTGAAAAAAAGGATTTATTACATTGAAAATTGTTTCCATCATATTAATAATATAAAGTAGGTTACCTTTATATTATTTTTTTATGTTTGTGACTATTGCATTTGTTTGTACCCATACAGGGACTCGAACCCTGAGTCTCAAGGTTAGAAGCCTTGCGCGTTATCCATTACGCTATACGGGCTTTTATTCTCCTCAGCTGGAGTTGAACCAGCGACCTAAAGATATCAATATTAAACTACAGTCTTCCGCTCTACCACTGAGCTATGAGAAGGAAGGGGGCTTGCCCCCTTGAACCCCCGTTTGAGGGGGCAAGCCCCCTGACCCCCGTTTGAGGGGGACACCCCCTGACCCCCGTTTGAGGTGAAGAGGTGGTGTTAAATGGGGTAAAAAGCTATTCTAATTGGGGGTTGAAGAGGTGGGGTTAAAGGGGGTAAAAAGCTATTCTAATTGGGGGTTGAAGAGGTGGTGTTAAAGGGGGTAAAAAGCTATTCTAATTGGGGGTTGAAGGGGGCAAGCCCCCTTTTTGGGATCTGTGGGGTTTGAACCCACGCGCTAATTTAGCATTGGGTCTTAAATCCAACTCCTTAACCACTCGGACAAAATCCCTTTTATCTATTTATTCACACCCTACACTATACGCTATAAACTATATACTATAAACTATATACTATAAACTATATACTATAAACTATAAACTATAAACTATAAACTATATACTTCCCTTTTGCGTCCTATTTGCCATCTACTTGCGTCCTATTTGCCATCTACTTGCGTCCTATTTGCCATCTACTTGCGTCCTATGCTCTTCGATATTTGCGCTGCTAATCTTCGATATTTGCTACTGCGTTTGCCATATACTTGCGTTTGCCATATACTTGCGTTTGCCATATACTTGCGTTTGCCATATACTTGCGTTTGCCATATACTTGCGTTTGCCATATACTTGCGTTTGCCATCTACTTGCGTTTGCCATATACTTGCGTTTGCCATATACTTGCGTTTGCCATATACTTGCGTTTGCCATCTACTGCGCTTTCCCTATGCCTACGAAAGAAAAAGAAAATAAGAAAAAGAAGGAAAGAAAAAATTAGTATCATTATGCATACATAAAAAAAAAAGTGGCATATAAAAAAGTGACTCTTCGTCATTATATTATGACTGGGCGACTCATCTTTTGTTAAAGCTTGAATTCTTAGCCACTATATAATGTATAATCGATTTCCAAAACCGATTGATACGCATGCGGTTTTTTTGTCAAATGTGAGACCCAATTATAACTCACACTATACTAGAATAGTATTTCTTTATATTAATTTTATTAAGTATTTAAAATTATAGCTATATAATGTAATACTATGGCTGATTATAAAAATAACGCAAAAAAATATGACCGCATTATTATTCAGAAGAATTGTAAGAATCTGGATAATGATGATTGTGCCATCTGTTTAGATTCACTCTCTCAGAAAATGATTTTTTGTTTACCTTGCAAACATTCTTTTCATTACTCTTGTCTAAACCAAGCGTTCGAAAAGAAAATGTATATATGTCCACTCTGTCGCTATGATTTGATTCCGGCTTTAATGAAAACGGATTTTGAATTTCCCTATACTCGTGACCCCTATACTCGTGACCCCTATACTCGTGACCCCTATACTCGTGACCCCTATAGTGATTACCTGTATATTGATTACCTGTATAGTAATTACCTGTATAGTCGTGACCCCTATATTAGTGATACATATGTTAGAGTTAATGATACAAATATTTATACTCGTATACATAATACATTTGCTTATAACGATGATATATACACTAGTTATATAGAGGCTGATTATATAGAGGCTGATTATATAGAGGCTAATTATTTACATGGTGATGATTCTTTCATTCCTGACACGGTCGGGGATTCAGAAGAAGAAATTTTACCAATACGAAATTGGTATAGCGTGCTAATAAACATATTGAATAACGATGTGCCGCCTAATGCTAATGCTGTGCCTAATGCTAATGCTGTGCCTAATGCGGATGCTGTGCCTGATGCCTGAAGTTTTCTTTCGACAATATATGATTTTTTATGATATATGAAATAATGCTTATATGAAATAATGCTTATATGAAATAATGCTTATATGAAATAATGCTTATATGAAATAATGCTTATATGAAATAATGCTTATATGAAATAATGCTTATATGAAATAAAACCTATAAAACAGTTATATCTCTCGGCGAAATCAATCGTGGATATATATAATAAAATGCAAGACCGGCTAGCATTCCAACCACACTACCTGCGGCTAATTGTTTAATAGAATGCCGACGTGTCTTATAACGCTGATATAAGGTTAATGTGGTTTGTAGTAAAGCAATACTAGTTAACAGTGGTTTTTTAAAGTATAAGGCGATAAAGGTTAGCTCGGAAACCGTGGCTTGTGCGTGGCCCGATGGCATTCCATAATGCTTATGAATCGATAAATAGTTTTCTAGTGTGGGTTTTAAATTGGCAAATTGTGGGTCTTTATCACTATCTGGACGTGGGGCTCGAATATTATTTTTCATTATGACATTTGTGAGATGGCTAAGAATTTGCCACGCTACAACATAGATATATGGATAAGGACTGGTGAGATTCTGTGAAGCGAAGGTGAAAAGGATGAGTGCAAGTAAAATATTCGGACCCATATATCCCAAAGTGGAGAGATACTTATTCATTTATATATTCTCTCATTTTCTTTTTATTGTTTTTCTAAGCCTATGTCTTTTTCCATGCTTGCGGGTTTTTCCATGCTTGCGGGTTTTTCCATGCTTGCGGGTTTTGTGTTTTTTGCTATGCTTTTTTCCTCCTCTTTTCGTACTTTTCGTACTTTTCATACTTTTTGTTGCGTTTCTATTTCCTATCGTTGGTGCTGTAAATTGTTGTGTTCTACTTTGTTGTGTTGTACTATGAAATTGTTCTCTATGAGCTGCGTTAAGCCTTTCACAAGTATCACCGTATCTACATGTATTTTTTTGTTTTCTCTTTTTTTTTGCTAGTACTAGTCTTGCTATTCTTTCTTTTCTTTCTTCCGCTAGTTTGTTGAGTGTGGTATTACACAAAGCGACTCCTCTACCCGGTTCTTCATCCATTCTACCTTCTATTTTTTTAGGACAGTTTGAAAATAACTCACCAAATAGGTATTTATTAATATAAAATATTCCAGTTAATCCCAATTGCTCAAATATAAATAATAATTCAGGTAACCATTTATATCTAGTATAATATTCTAATGAGTTACAATATAGGTTGCATAAAAAAAGAAAATACAATCGATTTATAGGTTCATATCTTTGATAACGGCCTGCGTTTTCGTAAAAAATATTTTTTATTGGCGTAAATAAATAGGAACCAATATCTCTTGATTTCAATTTAGGTTTGGAACTCTCATATAATTCATCAATCATTTCTAAAAATTTACTCGTGAAATTTTTGTTGCTTTCATCTATTATTTCTTTGGTTACTTTATTTTCTGGATCTAACGGGAATGGTATAGAGTTTTTTAAAATCAGTTTATCAATACCAGTTAAATTGGCTTTAATCAATTTTTCTAATTCTGATTTTTTTTTGCCCTGAGTATTAATACTATCACTTATTTTTTCTTTTACAATATCGTATTGATTCTCATCCATAACTTTATCGTTCTCCTCCATATATATATCTACATAATATATATATGACACGTAGGAATATTTTAACTGGTCGGCGACCGATGCGTAGAAAAAGTATGAAAGCTGGTAAAAAACGTTCTGCTATGTCTGCTCCTGCTCCTGCTCCTGCTCCTGCTTCGCTTGGCACCGCTTCGCTTGGCACCGCTTCGCTTGGCACCGCTTCGCTTGTCCCTACCTTTTTACATATGCTTAACACTGTCAAACTCTACCACTGGAAAACCACTTCGTTTTCTACCCATAAAGCTACCGATGAACTCTATTCGAAGTTGAATGAAAAGATTGATGAATTTGTCGAAGTGATGCTCGGAAAACGAGAGATGGGTGGCCGTGCAAAATTGTTAAATGTCTCATTGATTAAATTGAGTGTGTATAGTAACAACGAGGCCTTTAAAAAGCAGATTGAACTTTATAAAGATTTCCTCTTGGCGTTCAATGAGAGTTTAGGTGTAGATTTGTTAGCGATTCGTGATGAAATCTTGGCGGCTTTTAATCAATTTTTGTATTTGCTTTCTCTCAATTAGATAGGGGGCCAGCCCCCTACGACCCCCGTTAAGCGGATGCGTAAGGCGGATGCGTAAGGCGGATGCGTAAGGCGGATGCGTAAGGCGGATGCGTAAGGCGGATGCGTAAGGCGGATGCGTAAGGCGGATGCATTGGGCGGATGCATTGGGCGGATGCGTAAGGCGGATGCGTAAGGCGGATGCGTAAGGCGGATGCGTAAGGCGGATGCGTAAGGCGGATGCATAAACAAACTCAATCATTTTAATTAATGTGTCAAATTACACATCAATTAAAAAATCAATCAACCCGACGCATCCGCACAATGCATCCGCCCCTGTCCCCTCCCAATTCATCTGCCCCCTGTCCCTTTCCCCCTGCCCCTGCATTACGCATCCGCCTTACGCATCCGCCTTAACGGGGGTCGTAGGGGGCTGGCCCCCTATCTATTTGCACATATTAAACAAAAGTCGATTGTAGATATAATTGACACCCAACATTAAAACAACCATAACCGAATTGGCGATAACATATTTATTGCGCTTAATGTCCTTAAACAGAAAGATTAAACTGATGATCGACATAATCATAATGAGAAAATAAAAGACGGAAATAGCGTGAAAGAGTTCGCAATATTTCTTATCCATTGGTGCGAAAAGGTTGTTGAAATCGTTAATAAGAGACATATATATTATTGAAAATATTTTTTTCTAAATTTATGGGTTCTAAATTTATGGGTTCTAAATTAATTAGGTTCTAAATTTATGGATTTTAAATGTATCAGGTTTTATTCGGTCTTTTTGGTCTCTTTCTTTTTGGTCTCTTTGGATCCTTTGAGCTTAACATAAAAGATATAGACTAGCCCAGCAATAAAAAGCATATTGGGTAAATAAATACCATACGCATTATTGGCTATCCCATAGATTAATGAGAGAATTTGTGCTCCAATATTTACCATAACCCACGTCCATGGTAAGCTTTCCGTGTTTTGGGTTGTATATATTTTTTGTATTAGGGTTGTAAATGATACTAAACCAAGAATACCAGCGATACCAATGATACCTTCAAATTTACCCATTGATTTATATATTATTGATTTATATATTATTGAGAGATATTGTATAAATCAAAAAATTGATACAAAAAATAAACCAACAACAGGACCAACAAAAGGACCAACAAAAGGACCAACAAATGCCGCAAATTGAAATCGATGGAGAGCTAATGGAGCAGTGTGGAAATTGTGGGAATATCTGGGATGGTAACGCGCAGTGCAATTGCTGGCAAATGAATTATTATCAAGATGATGCAAATGACACTGGTTACGAGACAGAATAAAAAAGAATAAACTATTTTTTATGCATATCGATTTAAAAAATTGTTTATTCAGAAACCAGTCTATATATGCATCGCATCCGCTTTATGCATCGCATCCGCTTTATGCATCGCATCCGCTTTATGCATCCGCTTTATGCATCCGCCGAGCGTGTGCCCCCTACAATAACTGCCTTATCTTCGCGTCCAAGTCCTCCAGTTGCGGTGCCTTCAATTTCGTGTAATCAATCAGCAGTGTTTTGTCTCCATAGGTACTTGGTTGTAATCCATTGACATTGAGTGGGTATGGCCAGTGTGATGTGGTGCGCCGTTCTTCATAATACTTGATTCGTTTTTTTTGTTGAGAGATGCTATTGCCTTTATGTGCTTTCGGTAAGAAGCACACATATTGAACGATACGCTCTTCGCCTGCTTGACCATACTGATTCTGGTGGAAAGTACGTGAGTCCCATAACACGAGACTCCCTGCTTTGACTTTCAACACCCGTTTCGTCTCAGCAATACGAGCCAAATACTCGTGCTCAATTAGCTGCCAATTTTTTTTACCCGTGAGCTTCTTTTCTTTCATATAACTTTCGTGTAACAGATGTGACCCCTCATAGACCACCAGTGTGCGTTCTTGATTACTGGTCAGTGCAACAAAGCCCTGTACACACGCAAGGCCTTTCGTATCCGGTGCTTGATCCGTATGTGTCCATATTTTATCCTTACCTGTATAGTCACTCGATATCCAACACGAGCCATCAAACCCAGTTGTGAGCTCGGGTGTGTCCCATATGGTGCGGAACTGTGCCTGCACGGTATCTAATGTTTTGATATACCACGCGTGCCGTTGATGGCCGACTTCACCGTGTTTGAATATACCGTGTGGGCAAATCTTACGATGCTTGGCTTTCAGTTCCGGATTCCCATCGATCCACTCTTTGAAATACTGTTTAGCAGTTGCTACCTGCGCTTCACTCAATACACCTTCTACTATCGCATAACCTTTCGTTGCGAGCTCGGCTTTCATTGTTGCTTCCATTTTGTTTAGTTGAGAGATTGTTATTGATCTATAAGTTTTATAAAAAAAGTATTTCAATTTTTTTAATCCTTGTATTTGGTAGTCGTTAACCTGAGCAATCTCGCAGAGGCCTCCGCCGACCCGAGCCTCGCCCCCGAGCTTGGCATCATAGCCAGAAACCGAGCTTTTCCCCTAAGCTGGAAATGAGTGGGGAAACGGTATATGGGTCATAAAAAAATAGCCTTATTTCAGGGTATTTTTGGTTCTTTTCTTTACTGTTTATTCACGGCGGGCTAACAAGCGGGCCGAGCGGCGGGGCAAGACTTTGACTTTGATACTTACGGGTTTAGGTGCGGCAAGAGGTGCGGCAAGAGGTGCGACAAGAGGTGCGACAACAGGTTTGACTGCACTCCACTTCTTTAGGTCAGCGGCGATATTCATACATTCGATGCTATCACACTGAGCGAAACAGCTATTCAGGTCACGCACGGTGCGCTGCTTCTGACGCTCAGAGCTGCGGAATGGCCCGATGTCATCTTGGACTAAATAGGTGCACAGCTCGCGCAAGATGGCTTGCATACGGTAATTCTTCTTCGTTTGCACATAGGGGTCATTCATGAACTCTTGGATTTTTTGTAAAAGCACTGTGCGAAATCTTACATATTCGGCATAATCCGGTATATTCCATAGATGATTCGGTGTATTCCATAGCGGCCTCACTTCAGCAGTGGAGAGATAGGTTAAGAGGCCAGTGACAACAAAGACCTTCTGTTCCTTCTTCGGCAGCATTTCGATTTGGTTTAAATAGATACTTATGACTCTCTTTACGGCTGTAGGGTAGGCTTCCATTTTAAACGTTTGTTTGGCTGGAGGGTTACAATACCCTCGAGTGAGAAAAGTATTTCAATTTTTTGTGCCGTATCTTAGCGCGCACTGCTTTCTTTTTTGGGACTTCGGATTTAGTAGTCGCTTATTGCTTTTAAAAGCAATAAACAGGTATAAAGACACCCCCGTAATACATTATATAAAATGGACACATCTCTCAACATTGTAGATCTCATAGAGAACAATCCGATCACTCGTCTTACCGACACCTACCAGCACAAGCTTTTAACCAAGATCAAAGCGAACTTCAATGAAAATGCACAGCAAATGTTTGTTGCCAGTTTTTACTGCTATTTGAAGCACGATGCGAAGAATGATTTTGTTATTGACTTGGATAAGGTGTGGGAATGGTTAGGGTTTAATAAAAAACATAATGCAAAGTATCTTTTGGAAAAACAATTTATAGTAGATATTGATTATAAAATCTTTGCTCCTGAAGCTTCAGGAGCAAAAAACGACACCAGAGGCGGTCACAATAAAGAAATAATTATGTTAAATGTCGAAACCTTCAAAAAATTCTGTCTCAAGGCTGGCACTAAAAAAGCCGATGAAATTCACGACTATTATATTAAACTCGAAACTACTTTACACGAAGTCTTGCAAGAGGAAAGCCAAGAACTTAAGCTGCAATTAGAGCAAAAGAATAACCAATTACAGCAGCAAACCTTTCTCTCCGAGAAAGAAAAAGAAAAATTACGAGAGAAAACAATATTGGAACAGTTCCCCCAAGAACACCCAGTGTGTTTATTATGGGCTTATTGACAACGTCACTGCGCAAAATGAAAAATTAATCAAGTTTGGCAACTCGAATGACTTACGTGCACGCGTCCGCGTTCATAGAGATACCTATACCAATTTTCGCCTTGTCAATGCCTTTAAAGTCGAGAACAAATTGCAAATCGAAAATGCTATTAAATGCCATCCGATTTTAGTGGAGCGGACGCGGTCTCTCATCTTAAACTGTAAGAAATATGTTGAACTGTTGCACATCGAAGGCCTCGCTTTTACCGAGCTTGATAAAATAGTTCGAGAGATTATTACCGACATCGAATTTAGTCCTGCCAATTATATGAAAATACTCGAAGAAAATAAAGCCTTGAAGAGGCAGATCGAACAACTACAAGTAGCGAATCATACCAATGAAGTCATCTTACTTAAGTGTGACAATGAGAGATTGACTAGAGAAAATGCGAAACTTATTAAAAAATACAATACTTTAACTAACCGCATCTCCTCTGACGGTTCTCTCCCTGCCGACCTTCCGCTCATACAGCCTAACCAAGTTCTCGCCGCATTCAAAAAGCATATCCGTAATAAACAAGGCACCTATACTATTGCCGGACACGACTATCAAAAAAACGAAGGCACGCGCCAAGAAGTCTGGGACGGAATTGCCTACCAAACCTCCGGTCTTTTGCACAAAGCAGATTTAATCGTTAATAAAGAAGGCAAGCTCGTCTCGAAGAAGAAAAGTATCTCGAGCGCTTTACAAAGTAACCTTGAACCATAGCTTTTAATCTCTCGCTAAAAATAAAACTGAGAGATTAAAAAATATTTATTTACATCTACTTGATGCATATACTCGATGCATATACTCGATGCATATACTCGATGCATATACTCGATGCATATACTCGGTGTAGTCCCCTTTACCATTCGCCCTCTGCATCCGCCACCCACCATCTCTCTTCTTCATCCACTGGCCAATTCGCTCTCTCCCTATTGTTTATTTCACCTATCATCTCCTTTAAGAGTTCTGCCTTTTCCATATACTCCGCGTTTTCCTGTGCTTCATTGTATTCCGCAAATTCCGCTATCTTTCCTAACAGCATTTGCCTGTGAAGTTTTATACTCGGTATCTCCTGTTCTAAGAACCGCCTGCCTTTGCAGCCCAAATACAGTTCAACGATAGCCACCATTGTTTTTATCTTTGCCACATTATCTGCGTCCACGTTTGAATTGTGAAATTCACTCATCTTTTGCCGCACGTCCTGTATGAACTCATACTGTTCCAACATTGTTATTTTTACCAACAACATTCTCTTCGTTTGCTTTGTCGCTCTTTGCTTTTCGCTTTTCAAAGCAAAGTATTTCAATTTTTTAGTTCAACTCTTCAATCTAACTTATAACACACACCCTCTGCATCCGCCCTCTCCACTTATACACTACCTTTACTGCAAAATTACTCCTTTTCCTCTAGACTGGAAATGAGTAGGGAAACTGGAGACGGCCCATTAAAAAATAGCCTTATTTCTAAGGCCTTTTTTCTTTTCTTTTATTCTTTATTCTTTATTCTTCATCCGCTTCTACTATCTCTCCATCTACTAAACGTCCCACGATCGTATGATCTTCGTAATCCAGCAGCAGGTTGTTCCTCTCGCGGATTAGGTGATATTTCGTCCCGTCCGGCGCTGTCCAATCTTCCGGTAGCACGTCGCCCTCGTCGTCCTCGTCCGCGTCCGCATCTTCTTCTTCTATTTCTTCTTCGCTTAGTTCTCCTGATACAGGTTCCGGCGTTTTTTCTTTTGGCGGTGGAACAACCACCACTGGTGCTGCCTCCGCTTTCGCTTCGACAACTGGCTCGACCGGTGCATCCGCCTTCACCTTTTTCGTAGCCACCTTTTTCTTGGGCTTCTCAGCTTCGACAACCGCTGCCACTTCGACGACTGGCTCGACCGGTGCATCCGCCTTCACCTTTTTCGTAGCCACCTTTTTCTTGGGCTTCTCGGCTTCGGCTTCGACAACCGCTGCCGCTTCGACAACTGCATCCGCCTTCACCTTTTTCGCTGCCACCTTTTTCTTGGGCTTCGCGGCTTCGGCTTCGACAACTGCTGCCGCTTCGACAACTGCTGCCGCTTCGACAACTGCAACAGGTGCGTCCGCCTTCGCCTTTTTCGCTGCCACCTTTTTCTTGGGCTTCGCGGCTTCGGCTTCGACAACTGGCTCGGTTTCGACAACTGCTTCGGCTTCGACAACCGGTGCGTCCGCCTTCACCTTTTTCGCTGCCACCTTTTTCTTGGGCTTCGCGGCTTCGGCCTCCACATTGCCTGCTGCCACTTCCGCTGCCAAGATCTCTTGGATTTTATCTTCCACCATTTCGCCTTTATTCACCACTTTTTTTACTTTCTTTTCGGGTCGGCCACGCCCTTTTTCTTTACTTACCAACGCCGCCGCCCCTGCGGCTGCTCCTGCCGCTGCTTCGTCTGTTCGCAAGTAGGTTAGCGCCTCCTCGCTATCAAAATTATAGCGCTGCCCGAGGTGCCGCACCAAGATTTCCGTGTAGTTCGTCACTTTCTCGATCTCCTTCAGCTTTAGCTCACGTGTCACCTCCGACAACGTCTTTCGCATTGCCTCTTCCACGTACTGTTCCAGACTTTCCTGTTGACTCTTCTTAAATGTCGCTTCCATTTTGTCTTTCTTGGGTTACTCCTCTCTTCTTTCTTAAAAGTATTTCAATTTTTTTTACCTTCCTCACAACTATACCCCTTCCCTTCTTTTGCTTTCGATTCGCTTTTTTACTTTCTCTTTTTATATCAATATGTCTCTTCCACCAGAACCACAACTTGTAGAACTTCCCTATTCTTTTAATTACCCACAATCATTTTATCCAATATCTACTACTTCTGCTGTTGATATTTCCAGAGTTATTATTAATGGTCCTGAGCCATCTCCTATCACTTATTCTATCAGGCCAGTATTACCATCTGGTCTTTCATTCTCTCTTACAAATGGAAAAATATATGGAAATACCTCATTCATTAGCATATCGCCTTCAACTATTTATACGGTAGATGCATCTTATGCGACAGCAGTTGCAACAACAACACTTACCATTAGTATAAATTTTTTACCTGTTTTTGATTATCCATCAACGCCAACACTTTTTGCAATAAATAACCCCATTTATATACAACCAACTTATTTAATTTCAAATATACAAGGCATAAACTATACTTTAGTTGAAACAAGCCCACTCGGAAAGTTATTAAGTGATATTGATTTAACATTAAACTCTACTACAGGATTAATTAGTGGTTTACCTAGAGTAACATCCAATACAGTTACATACTATATTCGAGCCAACAATAGTGGTGTTATTTTTGATACGTCCTTGAATATTAGTGTGCAAAATTTGCCAACCATTAGTTATCCAGAAAAGGTTTATAGTTTAACACAAGGTAAACAAGTCACTATTTTACCTATAACATTCGAATCAAATTTGGAGGTAACTTATAGTATTAGCAATTGCGAGTTACCACTTGGTTTAGTCTTTAATCCGAGCACTGGAGAGATTAGTGGTCTACCCAGAATTTTAACAACCTTTAGAAATTACATAATCACTATCACAAATAGTATTGGTTCCTCTTCTACTGATTTAATTTTAACTATAATAAAAGATATTCTTGCACCGCCAGTTGAAGGAGACAATTTTTCATCCAATACTTTCCTAACGGACCCAGTAGTTGCAATGCGCCGAAAGGCTGAAATATTGCAATATAGAAAAAATAGCTCAAATTTAACCAAGCAACAATATTTTTCACTTTTAGCGAAGGGGAATGGTCCTTCAGCAAAACGCTCGTGGGGAACACAGGGTGATGCATATGCAGATCCAAACATTAGTGGATTATCACTGTCAGGCAATACAATAGTATGCAATTCAAATGGTATCATTTGCGCACCATCCAGTTCAAGTGATGTGCCCGGCCCGATTGTCCCATTATGCTACAATCCGTCTATTCCGGTATTTGGTTATAACGCGCCTAATCGAAAACGCGTAGATATAGGCTTTAAATGGCCGCAAAAATCAGGCTGATTATTTGTCTTAGGCTGAATCAACTATTAATTTCAGTATGTGGTTGAATGATGCATTCGGTTTTGCTCGTCTCAATCAATTATCAAGCACAATTGGTTTAAAAATCTCTCTTTAATCGGAAGAGTAGCATCATTTATATATATATCGAAGTCCCGAGCAATAGGGGATCGTAGTTTTATTATATTTATTATTTTGTTATGATAACGACCATAGTCAACGTTTGGTAGGTCTGACATTTTAAATACTTTTAAATAATATAAATAGTTTAATATTTATTTCAATTTTTATATATATGGAAAAAGGTATATATATAAACTCTTTAAATTTATAATCAAAATAGATTCTTGTTTATAGAAGTTGGTAACCCGTGTCCAAACAAAATCATATAAATCAATACAAACGCGCCAATCAATAGACTCCTGTTTTCGGCAACAGCATGTCTCTGTTTCAATATAAAAATCATCAACAGGTATAAAACAAAGGCAATTATTAACGAATGTAACAACATCATTCTACCACTTTCCATATTTATATAATTACTGTATATTTTATTTATTTCGGCTTGTTCAATAGATATACACAGAGTTATTTAATCGAATTGATTTAAAAACATTTTATATACGTGAAGTATAAGATGTTTGGTTTTTTAACAAAAACACTAATGCTAATAGGGTTGCTGACATTAAAACCAGCTAATACAATTCCAATTTTTGAGAGAATAACAATGGTCGAAGATATCACAACAACTCAACCAAGTACTTATACTACAACTTCCCTAAACTATCCAATTGTGGTGTTGCACGGACTTGAAAGTTCCAGTGTAGAGATGGAACCTTTATGTGATTGGCTGGAAACCACATTTAATAGACACGTTTATAATATGGAAATTGGTAATGGTGAAAAAACCAGTATATATACATCTCTCGCTGATCAATTAACGGAACTGTGTTTTTCCATTTACAAGATTGATGAATTAAGTGATGGTTTTGATTTTATTGGAATCTCTCAAGGCGGCCTGCTCGCCCGAGGCTATGTTGAGCGGTGTAACAGCTATCCAGTTAGAAATCTCATCACACTTGTAACCCCTCACGGCGGGGTTTATTGGCCCAATATGAAAAACAACGGCTTGATGTATAATGATTTCTTCCAAAATCATCTCTCAGTTGCAAGTTATTGGCGTAATCCTACGATCTTAGATACCTATTTGACGTGTTCATTTTTGGCTCTTTTGAATAATGAGTTTTGGTGTGAAGAGGAATCGCCTATTCATCGGCGGAATATTCGTAATCTCTCAAATTTTGTAATGATATGGTCACCTGAGGATAAGGTATTAGAGCCACCCGAAAGTGGCAAGTTCAGTTTTTTCGATGGGGATTTCAATGTGATTCCACTTGAAAAAACGGATCTCTATAAGAAGGATAAACTGGGTTTGAAGCTTTTGAATTTTTTGGATAAATTACATACATTTGAAACCAATTGTTCGCACGTTGACCACCGTAATCCAGTCTGCTTCGAACAGCTCAAGGGTATATTAAACCGATTTTTGTAACGATTTTTGCATTAAGTTCTTCTACGTTTTTTTGTTAAATTTTTACGACCATACTTGCAATGTTGTCTTTGTGAAAACCCTTTCGGTCTTCGACAATTGATACTTTGTTTGTATTTTAATGACCATTTATGCGACCTCTTTTTTGTTACCATTCTATATATTATTCTTTCTAAAAAAATAATATAAATCATTATAATTTTACAGTAGGCACAGAACGACGTCCGTGTGTATTGTAATACATCGATTTCTTCGCCAGCTTCAATGCTTTACTATTCTTAGCACATCCTTTTTCAAGTATAGAGTAATCAACTGCCGAGGCTTTACCTCCTGTAATAGAACTTGCTAAACGTGCATAGCCCCACGATTGTGCTGTTTGGTTGGGACGCGAGCCTGATGAAAAATACGCACCCTCACCTTTTTTTACGATTTGCTGCAAGGCGCCTAGAGAGCAGCCTGTTTTTTTGGCCAGTAAAGCTGACGGTATAATTTCCTGTAAACCATAGACTTTCTTTGCAGTCACGATATGATTCGATGGTTTCGAATGAAATGAGGACACCTTTTTGCGAGTATGATAAATATGTTTCTTATATAATTTTCTTGAGAGATTCAATTCTTTTTTTGCCTTTCTTTTATCTCTCAGTGTGAGATTTTTGGGGACATACCGACGTGGAACATAAGCCATCTTATAGTATACACATATATTTATCGCTATGCATATATTTATCGCTACGCATATATTTATCGCTACGCATATTTATCGCTACGCATATATTTATCGTTGCACATATTATACAACCCGCATTCTCTCGATAATAAACATTCGTTTGTATTTTTTCTTTCCATCCACTGTATAACCATTCGAGACTCTTTTCGGCGTCAATTTAAAATTACACGACCGTAACACCTGCCGTATTAAATTCAAATAGGGCCAGCGCTGTATTTTCTCAGCCGGCTCTTGTAATGCAGTTAAATACGACGATGAAAAGAGCTGTTTTAAATCAGGTATATCCTCTTTAAGTTGCTTATAAAGTAAATCATTAAAAAATAGTTCACGGGGGACCAACATACCATTCAAATCCGATAAAGAAGCACACACGATCTGTCCCTTATTCAAAAAACTTAGAATAAGTTTTGTTTTTTCGTCTCCATCCATATGTATGAAAATAACACGTATTTTATTTTCATATTATTAAACTCAATTTATACTGTGTCAATTTATACTGTGTCAATTTATACTGTGTCAATTTATACTGTGTCAATTTATACCGCGTCAATTTATACTGTGTCAATTTATACCGCGTCAATTCCACCAATAAAGCATCCGCGGGTTGATATAAATCTCACACCCATCTGCAAGTAGAGAGAAATTGAAGGCCACGTGTTCACAAATGACCGGTTTATCATAGCCGCTGTTGTTTTTCCAGTAAAAGAATTCATCAATCTCTCCACTCGGGAATTTAGGACAACTGTTTTGCAATATCGATTTGTATTTCTCATAGGATTCAGGATGTAAAGTGGCAATTTTTTTATACTGGTCTTTTACAGCCGTTGTTGGTAAAGCATCATAAAAATGAGAAGCAAATACATCCTTATCATAGACGCCGATGCCATTAAATGCTGAGTAAACAGGAACTAATGTGGATGAGGATGGGTCTAGTTTCAATGGCTTTGTCGTCATCAATTGCCAAAAATGTTCACCCATCAATTCCGGACCAAACATACTATAATCGGCGTGCGGAGAACGCAATGCATAATAGTCATAGTAATTGAGAGAATTTGCATAAATAACACGGTTACGATTTTCTTTCACTAAACGCAGTGAATCGAGTATGCCGTCGACAATAAACATTTTGCTGTCAAAATCTATCATTACAACATAATTAAATTCATCATAAATTGGCTTCTGCAATTCATTCACTAATTTGTTACGTGCATTTGAGATTTGTTCAATACGGCACGGATGGTCTGAACCAGTCACCTTTGTATAAGCCCATACTTTACTCTCACGCTTTATTGTTTCGGCATCAATATCTTCGGATAAAATATGAAACTCGGGTCTAGAATTATATTCTGAGAGAATACTTTTTGTCGCATCTGTCGAATTATTTTCATAGATTACTACTTTATACTTGTCACAATCTTTACCTAACTCAAGTGCCGATGCAATATTATTGCGCAAATGATTCGCAGCATTTTTCACGACGCCGCAAATGACAACGTTTAACATTAATATATAAACAAAAAAATTATGTTTATATATTTATTTTCATTAATTAAATACCGAATTGCGGAATCGAATAAACATCATCGCCACTCTTTACCCATTTTGCAATGACCGACGGATTGATTTTATTGGCTAATATGTCTTCGGGATTATAGACATTATGCTCTGCGTCGATGTAATAGTTAATGCCTTTTATGTCTCTTACCCAGACTTCCACCTTGGTATTCGTTTTTTGCAACACAGCGTCATTTGTGATACTACCGTGCGGCGTGCCTTTTACGTGCGTTCCGCATAAGTTCGTCGGTTCATCTTTATATTTTCCATCGGTTTTTTTGCGCCTTGTACATTGTTCACCGTTGGCCCTTTTTGCCACGCAAAGTTCAAATTGGGGCACAATATTTTTGATCCGCTTACGTTTCTTAAAATCGGTCTCATCCATCTGGATACTATTATAATCGTAAATGAATTGCATAAATTCGCTGTTATAATTCTTATGTTCCTTGCCCATAATCACTATGTTGCGAGAAGCAATCCATTCTTTAATGTCGGTCTTGAATTTCAATTGGTATTGCTCTAATTTGGCATTGATGTGTTTTTCCATTTTCTTGTCTTTCTTGCATTTCTTTGATACCTTTAACTTATTTCAATTTTTTATATAAAGAACTTTTACATGATATTCTCAAATACGTTTTTTTGTTTCATAGGTAATAAAGCATTAAATAAAGCTAAAGCTATAAACCATAATAAATAGTTACCGTATTGTTCAAATGATATATCGAAAAAGTCAAATATAACTATTGCAACTGGAACAGTAATAAAGATGAATATTATTGTGTACAATAAAAATGTCATATATTCCATATATATATTGAATGTATATATTTTAATTTATAACCACGCGCTAATCGCCATCATAGTTATTGTAACATATTTAAACAAAAGACACCTTAACTATATAACGTTTTAATACGATGGACTTTTCTATATTTGATTCTATATTCGACGATAATGTTTCAACCACTATGAATGTCTTTTTGGTTATAGGCAATATCATTAATTTTGTCTATAATATTCCACAAGTGATAAAGACATATAAAACAAAATCTACAAAAGATTTTAGTCCGACCTTTTTGTTTATGCGAGTTATTGGCAATTGTATTTGGCTAGCCTACTCTATTGAGTTAAATCAATTTCTTTTTATGTTAGCCAATATCGTATCACTGCTTTCTTCTATTTTTATTAGTTATTATAAGGTACTTGAAATTAACCAAGAACGATTAATCAAGTATGATGCAATCAATGACGATGAACGGCTCAATGAAAAATTATAAGAATCGAAAGTCATTGTGGGATTTACCTATGTTTGTGCGTGTTTTTAAAAAAAATTGAAATACTTTTTAAAAATATAATAAGAGGTAACCAAACCCAAAACGAACAAACGAACAAAACGAACAAGAAAATGTCTAGCCGAGTTGCAAAGAAACAGTTATCTGACGAAGAGCTCCGTGTGAGGGCCGCCCACGAACTGATCGCTGCAGAAGTGGATGCAGTTGAACCAGTGTGTGAAGATAAAACGCCAATATGGCAGGATTTGGGCTCAAAAACAAAGAAGTTGTATTTGGAGTCTGTTAAACTAGCGAAAGAAGGTTTACCACTAACGCCTGCTCATAAAGAGGCCAGATATCTGCGAAACAGTTGGTATCGTAAAAAATCAGGTAAAAAATCAGGTAAAGCAGTTCCCGTCGTTGAAGCGCCTGTCGGCCAAGTTGTATGGCCTTCTAAGCCCGCTCCTGAAAAAAAGGAACCCATCAAAAAGGCCAGCAGCAAAAAGGCCAGCAGCAAAAAGGCCAGCAGCAAAAAGGCCAAAAAAAAGTATGAAAACAAGACCCCCAACACTACGGATGAAGAGTATGAGTGTTGGCGCGAATACAACAA